AAAATAAGGTACGCTATTGGTAGCGGCTGGAAGGTATTGACTTTCGTCAATGACTGAGACTTGGACTCCGGGTGATACTAGTGCCATATTGGCTCCTTTAAAAACTGTTATAGATATTTATCGGATACGACTAAAACCAGGGGTGTTGAGACACCCTTTGCAAAGGTTTGCTACTAAATACTGCATGAGACCCATGTGCAATGTATGTAATCAACGGCTGGTGGCAGTAAACTATCGCAAGCACGATATTGTGCATTACAGAACACGATGTGATCGATGCATCAAACAAAAAAAGAAAATGCGCTTGCCCCAAGCACTATGGAAGAAATCCGGGTACAAGAAAAAACCCACATGCGATCGCTGTGGGTTTCGTCCAAAGTTTACCAGTCAAACTCTAGTTTATCATATAGATGGCAACATGAACAATGTTGCTCTAAATAATCTCAGAACTGTGTGCTTGAACTGTGTGGAAGAAGTTAGGCGGCTAGATGTTCCATGGGTGCCAAATCCTCTACAAGCAGATCATTAAGTTGGCTGTACAGATCAGCAACTGTGCTGTTGTTTTCCACCACATGATCAAATTCAGTACCAGCCCAGGAATACTCACTGGCATGGATTCCTTGTTGGTCTAACCAACGCAATGCTGCTGTGTCTCCACGATTGGCCTGTGCTGCAATATTGTACCAGTGCGGGGTGATTCCACGCTGAATCCAAATCACTCGACCACCTTGATTCTTGATTGCTGCCACTTCATTGTAGAACCTGCAATCTGAGATAACAATGTTGTCAGAACTTTTACGCAGTTTGTTTTCCAAACTGGCAATCCAGATATCTGTGTGGAAAGAATTCCTGCCCACTTCTGTACCCCAGTGTTGCAAGATCCAGCGCGGAGTTAGTTGTGGCATTCCAAGTCGTTGACTCCACCAAGGGTCCACCTGCTCACGCCATTCTCGAGCCGAAGTTGTTCGGCCTTCTAACAATTCTCTATCCCATCCAAACACAGCTGACACAGCATCTTTCAGTGTGTTAGCAAATGAGTCACGACGAAATTGATGAAAATTCACAAGGTAGTCGGCAGCAGTATCTTTGCCAGCGCCAATTAATCCACAAATACCAATAATCATTTTAAAATCTCCTCTAACCATGCGTGGCATTCAGGCCACTGTCGATAAACATGAGCCTGCCCACTGGCTCTGATCCACTCTTCACAATTGCTCACACGATCGTCAATCAAGATATCGCCAGGCTCACAGTGTCGCCATTTGTCATGACTGAATGGCCCAAATAGTACAGGAATACCTGGAAAACGTTCAAATGCCCACAACACTTTGTCATAGCTGGCAAATGGAACACTGTAGTCATGTGGTAGTGCTGTCAAGAAATTCAAGTCTTTGATTTGCCCTTTACTCAACAAGTCTTGGCAGTATGTTACCAACTCATGTGCGCCGGGCTTGATAGGCAAGTCACGATAGAAACGTGTTTTGGCTTTGACTTTGTCCCAATCGCTGTCTGGAATACGTTCTCCGTATTCCCAATTGCGTTTTACAATAGCTCGAGCTGCTGGCATCCAGTCTGCTACTACATCATCCATGTCTAGATAAATTTTCATACTAATTTTTCAACGTTAAGGTGTTTGAGTGTGGCTTGCAGTAGATCAATCTGCCGGCGGCAATCTTCTAATGCATGATGGCTTGCTGGAGGCTTGCCTAGATCAGGATACAATGAATATACAGTTCGTGCATCTCTTACCTTGTAGTATTTCCAGGGCAAGGGTTGATTGAAACTCTTGTAAGCATGTTCCAAAATATTCATATCAAATGTGGGACCGTTTGCCCAGATCAAGTTTGACCGCCAAATCAATCGACCCAGTTCTTCTAGTGCTGTATTCAGAGGAATTCGATCAAGTTCACCAAATGCTTCTTCTTGTGCTTCGGGCGGTTGAGTAGCCCACCAATCTATGGTACCTTGTTCAATGTTGCGGCCGGGTTGACTGTCAGGATCAATTCGTGCATAGAATTGCTGGGTATAATACCCTGTGCCCAGCGGGTCAAAACTTTGTGCAGCAATGGTCAGAATACATGCTTCTGGACCAGTGCCTACCGTTTCAATATCAATCATTAAATCAGCCATGTGCTGATTATAGCACATTTATGCTGTGATGTCTATCTAGCAGTCATCCTCTTTTAGCCAATGATTAACCTAAAGTGGTTCAACTTCTTTCCAAGAAACAGTTTCTTCGTCCCATTGATACATTTTTCCATCATCGTTTACCGCAACAGGTGCTTCCCAATAACAAGTGTCTTCGTTCAGTATCCAACTAGCATACGGTTGGGGAGCATAAAATGCATCTCTAACACTATCATATGTGTATCCAATTCCTGCATAGTTTTTACGCAGTGGTCTACCTTCAGGGTGAACACCGCCACGTGTGTTGTAGCTGGTTTGTACCCATCCTGGGCCAAACACGCCAGCGTCAATTGCTGCTTGTGCTGCCGGAATGACCTGCACAACAATCCCGTTTTCAATTTTTGCTAAATGTGCCATAATTATTCTCTTAACTAAAAGTTATAGTACCTGTCCCAGCTGTAATAATATATGTATTATATCCCACTACTGAGGTTGACAGTGTATATGTTAGACCACCCGACAATGTTCCGGTGTTGGTGTTTAGTATTTGCAAGATAACAATACCAGATCCGCCGTTGCCTGCAACCGGGAAAGATCCATTACCGCCGCCTCCGCCGCCACCACCGGTGTTGACAGTTCCTGATGTTGCATTGCTATAACTGTAAGCACCACCTGTGCCGCCTCCGCCGGCACCACCGCTTGGTCCTGTTACTCCGTTTGTTGCGCCGCCGCCACCACCTGCATAAGTTACAGATGATCCTGTTATAGAAGAACTTGATCCATTGCCACCAACACCTATACCTGCTACATCACCTGCAACAGCGGCGCCACCACCACCACCACCACCGCCGCTACCTTGACCACCGCTATTGCCCTGTGATGGAAGTGTAGAAGGAGTATTACCAAATCCCCAACCTGGTGTAAGAGTAGTGCCATTACCGCCGCCGGAACCGCCGTTTCCAGCACGAACTGGTGAACCATTTCCACCACCTCCGCCACCTCCACCTGTTCCAGTTATGGTCGAAAATACAGAATCAGTTCCGTTTGCTCCTACTCCACCAGTAGAAAGTCCTGCGCCACCGCCGCCTACTGTTACTGTGAATGCTGTACCTGTGGCAAACAAAAATCCTGAACCGGCTCTGAATCCGCCAGCACCACCGCCACCACCAATTCCAGTTGCAAAATTCTCTCTTCCGCCAGCACCACCACCACCAACCACTAGATAATTGACTGGTATGCCTACGCTGCGAGTGTCTGGAGTTAATGACAAGGTGCCAGTGCCCGCAGTCACAGTATAGATATTGTAACCTGATATCTGTGTTTCCGACGATGTGAGACCACCCGAAGCAGTAGCTTGGTGTGTACTTGGTATTTTAAGAATCACAACCCCACTACCGCCATCGCCACCTGCATAAAATCCCTGCGATCCGCCGCCGCCACCCGACCCTGTGTTTGCCGCTCCAGGAAAACCAGGAGTACCTCCGCCAGTGGCGTTTCCGCCATTGCCGCCCACAGAACTTCCACCAAGTCCCTGAACAGTTCCGCCTGCTCCAGCACCGCCGCCTCCGGCAAAATAACTAGAGATACCGTTGACAGAAGATAGTGTGCCAGTTCCTCCGGCGCCGCCTGTTCCTGATGACCCATTGGCCCCCACGGCGCTGTTTCCGCCGCCGCCGCCACCGCTGGTACTGGCATTTCCGCCTGCAAATCCCTGACCACTAGTGCCTGCGCCACCCGACCCACTAGAGCCTGCGCCACCACCGGAGCCGTATGTTCCGTTGCCGCCGGTGCCACTGGTAGCCTGACCACCACCACCACCTTTTAGTGCAGTGAATGAATTAAAAGAAGAATCAGTGCCGTCGGCTCCCTGTGTACTAGAAACACCAACACCACCAGTTCCCACTGTAATTGTCAACGCATCACTGGATAATATTTCAACATTACCAGTTAGCAGTCCACCTGCGCCACCACCACCACCGCTGCCATTTCCAGCTCCACCTGACCCGCCGCCGCCAACCACTAGATATGCGACTGTTAAGTACGTCCCTTGGAACGATATATTTCCCGTACCAGCAGTGACACTATAGATATTGTATCCTGCCACTGCGTTTGACAGTGCATATGTTAAACCACCTGACAATGATACCGTCTGAGTGTTTGCAATTTTAAAAATAACAATACCAGATCCGCCGTTGAATCCTCCACTAGTGTCACTACCACCACCACCTCCGCCGCCTGTGTTGGTGGTACCAGCAGACCCAGAAGAAGTATCGCTACCATTACCGCCGCCACCTGCGCCGCCTGTACCTGCACTAGTACCTTGGTACTTACCACCGCCGCCACCACCTGCATAAGTCACAGATGATCCTGTGATAGAGGATGCTAGACCAGCACCGCCATTGCCGCCATTGGTGGCAGAACTTCCACCAACAGCACCTGCGCCGCCGCCACCACTACCTGTAAAATTGCCGCCGGCCGCAGTACCACCAGCATTTCCTTGTCCAGCAGTGCCTGAGCCAGGCGGCGAATTTCCGGCGCTGGCACCGCCACCTGATCCGCCGTTTTTGCCTGTTTGATTATCATTAACACCACCGCCACCTATAGCAGTGCTGCCAGCAAATACTGAATTTCCACCATTGGCACTGCCAGTGTATGAACCCGTATTTGTACCGGCGGCACCACCTGCACCCACAGTGACAGTATAGGTGGTTGTTAAACTTAGTATGCTAGTACCAGTTAACAGACCGCCTGCGCCGCCGCCGGCACCATATCGGCTGGCACCACCACCACCACCTGCAACCACTAGATAGTTGACCACTGCAACTGTGTTAGCTTCTACAAAAGATATATTTCCTGTACCAGCTGTAATAATATATGTGTAATATCCTACTACCACATCTGATGTAGTAGATGTTAACCCAACTGTTGTATTTCCAATATAATTGTCTGGTATTTGTACGATAACAATGCCCGAACCACCTGCTCCAGGAGTTGCAAATGACCCATTTGATCCGCCGCCACCACCACCACCGGTGTTGACTGTTCCTGAAAATCCCGGAGATGCACTGTAAAAACTTCCTGTTCCGCCACCACCTGCTCCACCAGATCCTGCTGTGGTATAAGCAGAACCACCACCACCACCGGCATAGATACCAAAAGGTACCAATGTAGATGAGATAGTTGGTGATCCAGTAACTGTTAAAGTTTGTGCAGTAGTGCTATTATCAACTATGGTAGCAGATTGTGCTGTTAATAAAATAACAGAAGTTGTTAAAGTAATCGCTGCAATATTAGTACCAGCCGCTTGTGTGATAGCTAAAGGGCTGGTTGGCGGTGTGAACGCACCGGTATATACTCCAATCCCTTTAGTGATACGAGCATTAGAGATGGAACCAGGAAATAGTCCATCAGCACCATTATCAGCATACTGTCTACCAACACTAATTGTAGGAGTGTCATTCCAAGCTGGAGTTGTTGAATTTGTTGCAACTGATACCCCATTAAGGTAAAGTGTGTTTGTAGATCCTATACGCACCAGCGCAAGATGTTGCCATTTATTAATAGTAAGAAGATTACTAGCTGATGCAGTCAAATCACCATTACCAGCAACAAAAAATTGTACTGCATTGGTTGTTGTTATTCCAATCATGGTGCCGGCTGCACCTGTACCACCAGCATTAGTTATAGTAACTGCTCCTCTGTTTGCGGGTATTGATGTTGGATAAATCCAACATTCAACAGTAAAATCTCCCGACATCACATTCGATGCACTTGCAGGGCCTGTCACATATTGTCCAGATCCACTAAAAGATACAGCATAGGTTGAATTACCTGCTATGTTGGAAGATAAACCTGCACCACCTGCACCACCTTGATTCGATGCTCCGTTACCGCCAACCGCACTGGCGCCACCACCACCACCAGATGCAGTTGCGCCACCTTGATTACTAGTAGCAGACCCACCAGCATACCCTTGTATTGGTGGGCCGGCAGTGCCTGTACCACCGGCTTGGTCTAAGCCGCCGCCGCCGCCACCTGAGCCGCCGTTGCCAACAGTGGCAGGATTTGATCCGCCACCACCACCACCACCACCAATAGCAGTATTTGTAGAAAATACAGAATTAGACCCTGTACCGCCAACTGATCCGCCACTGGGCGCTGCACCGCCTGCTCCTACAGTAACAAGATAATTGGTTGATAAAGCAGGAGATGCTAAAGTACCGGTTAAATATCCACCTGCACCACCACCCCCGCCCAATCCGCTAGCAAAACTTTCTCTACCACCAGAGCCGCCCCCGCCAACTACCAAATAGTTAACTATTAATGGTACTGCGGGAGTTATACTCATCCATCCAGGGCCAACAGTCCACCCGGGGCCAATTGATATAGTCATATTTTATTTATCAGTTGATCACCACATTGTCAAATTCAAACTGACACCACCAAAATCACTAGACAACACAAACTTTATACTATACACTACGCAGTATGAAAAACTTATACCTAAACTTAACCAACGCCAGCCCATTGCAAAAAGGCATGCCATTGGCCATACGCAAAGACCAAGTGATTACTGTACACGCAAACTTGGCCATCCGAGAGGATGGTACTGTGGAACAAGTGACTTATGTATTTGGACCACCACACGGTACTTGGGAGGTGCAGGAAACTTTTAAAGAAGTCTGGACCCAACTGGCACATGCGTAAAGATAGTTGGGGTGCAATGCCCCAACTGGTTAATCTAGCCGATCACAAAAGTTAATGGCTGTGAACCATCCACATAATTCACCAATTGTGAGATCAAAGCATCCATTTCTGCTTTGGCCTCGCCTTTCATGGCAGCACCGTTGAGTGTTCCGCCACCATTGGGACCGGCGATGGTGCTAAATTTCTCTCTTGCTTCACCTATGATCATCTTGCTGGCAGCAACCATGTAGTCTCGAATCCATTGCTGAATCTGAAAATCACTTAGCAATTGTATCTCAGGTTTGAGATTATAGGTCCATAGCAATACTACTTCACCACCACCTGCAGGATTACGGATCAATTGTAGTTTTTTGGTAACAGGATTCCAGGTGTAATTTAAGAATCCGCCGAACATTCGTGCAGCCAATTCAATGTATTGACTGTAGAAATCATAAGTGGCTAGACCACCCGACTGATTGAAGTTGATCAAATACACATTCATTTGGGCTTGACTAAACGGATCAAAACTTGATCCCATTGGACCTGATGCTATACCAAAACTTCGTTTGAAAATTTGTCGTACACTTTGCACTTCTTGTGGCAAGGTGTAGATATTTTGCTGGTTGACCAACTGCATAAAGCTATAGCTTTCTTCATATGCATTGTTGGCACGTTGGCGGTAAGTGCCAATGGTCTTTTGATATGCAGCTTCAAAGTGTGCCGGATCCAGTTCAATGTCAATGATCTGGTGGCCCAGCATCAGGCGCACATACTCAAAAAGAGTGTTTTTGAGTGTTGTTAGGTCTATGGGTTGTTGTTCTTGCATCAGGGACTCCGTCCCTGATATTTAGCCCGTTACCACACCTTGAGAATTATGAGATTCTCGTTGCCACGCCCATTCCATTGAGTCTCAGTTGTCGTGAGCTCTTTGAAGATCTTGCGTGTTGCTGGCTTGCCTGCTGCCAACAGTGCCTTGATGGTTTCTGCAGGCTTGCGCAGTGTTTTTTGCGAGCTTGTTCCGGTATCAAACCCAATCACAGCACTACTCTTCACAGTAAAACTACCGCGGTGAGCATCTCCGACCACATGGATCAGCTTGCGTTTCACAGTGTCGTACAACCATGCTTCTGAGGCATCTACCAGCTTCACAGCAGGCTCTGACACCAGTTTGAGATCTGGAAAAGTCTTGAGATACTTGAATTTGGCTGTGACTTTTTCGGCACTCACTGCTTTCTTGGCACGTGGTTTGCGTTCTACCTTCTTGATCTGTACATAGTTGTTACAGTCAGTTATCACTTGCTCAGCAAATTTTACCAATTGCTTCAGTTGAGTCTTGGTCAAATAGCCGTAGCCTTCAACCAGTTGTGCATCTTTGCCTGTGACTGCTGCTTCAAGTTCTGAAAGATGGCGTTTCCAAATCAGTTGGATGTGGCTGATCAGTTGTGGTGCTACATTGTGCCCACGGATGATTGTGATAGGTTGAAACTGTGCTGACATTTTTGCACCTGCTGCAACAAAGTCGTCAAACAAGCCTTCAATTTCACCTGCGCAATCAACTGCCTTTTCCTTCAAGCGGTCTTGAATTGTAGGGCCAGAGACTTTTGTTTCTACAGCCGCAACAGGTTCGTCTTGTTGTTTGACAACCAGTGCCTCTTGGATGAGATTATCCAATTTGATCTGCTCGTGCTCGCTGAGTTCCAGACCCATTGTGCTCATGCGGCATAGCCAGCCTGTGGTCAGGCGAATTTGACTGTCGGGCAAAGCACGGATTACTTTGGCATCTTTGGCCAGTCCACGTGCATCCAAGTAAGCAGCAATGAAGTCTTTGGCATCTTTTTTGCCGTAGAAATAATTGTACCAGCCAAACGCATTGCTCAGGCTGCTGACACGATTGCTTATGGGTTGAACACGCCACTCAGGCTCATTGCCCACATACTTGGTATCTGGACTACGGGGATTCAACGCTTTGACGTTGGCTTTTGCAGCTAGGGCCATGGGTTTTGCTTTGGTAGTTGTCATAGTGTAATTATAGCATGTTAGTCTTTTTTGGTCAAGTCTGTACAAAGTAGTACAAAACTCAAAGTAGATTCCCGTCGGAACATGATAAAGTAAGGGCGTGGTTTGATTCCATCTGGACTTTTTCCAAAATATCCACACCAGTCTGAACCAGCCTGATAGAACGAATACGAATGGCCTAGGCGTTCACGACAGGCCATCTCCATCAGGCGAGCCTTATTCCCCCATGCATCAAATCGCAATCCAGCTTGATACCCATGTTCTTTGAACAGTTTATAGCGACGATTTAGCTTTATGACTTTCATGTGTGTATTATAGTTGATTGGGCAATTCCGGTCAACCTAATTATCACCAGGTAAATATCACATGCTTAAACCAACTTTGATGATACATCATGTGTCTGATGATATTTTTCAACATGCTTTAGAAAAATTTATACTCACATTTGACGATGGTTACAACAATCACTATACAACTTTTTCAAAATTTTTGGAAATTCCAACACAAAAAATCTATTTCATAACTTGTGACTGGGTAGGTTGTCCTGGGTTCCTAACAGTAGACCAAATAAAATATATGAGTTCATTTGACAATGTAATCATTGGTGCGCATAGTTTTGAACACCCTGATCTCAATACAGACGAATTAACTCTGGAAGAAAAAATTGAATTGATGGATAGTGATACTGCCAAAACCACTGGGTGGTTTCAAGAAAAATTAGGATTTGTACCCACAATATTTTGCTACCCGTACAATAATGCTATGTATGGAATCTATACCAAAATCTTAAAGAAATACGGGTTTACTGAATTTTACGGGGGTGAAAGAATAAACGTTGACCGTCTGCCCACATGGCCGCATCGCATATGGTAAGCATGGTTGAGTACGATAAATATCTATACCATGTTCTATGTTTACACTTATCTTAGAGAAGACAGCACCCCGTATTATATCGGCAAAGGAAGTGGAGACCGTGCCTACAAAAAATACAGCAAAAAAGATATTAAACCTCCTAAAGATATTTCTTGCATTACTATAGTAGAAAAAGATCTATTAGAAGATCAAGCATTTGAGTTAGAAAAACACCTTATCAAAAAATACGGTCGTAAAGATTTAGGAACTGGTATATTACGCAACAAAACCAACGGGGGTGAAGGATCATCAGGACATAAAGTTAAAGGGTGGAAATGGTCCGAAGAAGCAAAAGAAAAACGAAGAGGAACAGGGAACCCTGCTTATGGAAAACCTCGGTCTGAGGAAGCAAGGCAAAAAGCACAGAAATCAATGATTGGATTCAAGCACACCGACAAATCTAATGGGAAAAAATCGGTTGCCATGAAGGGCCGGTTTGTTGGTGAAAAAAGTCCTGTGTATGGACGCAAAAAAACTTCCGAAGAAATAGAAAAACAGATGAAAACAAGAGTATATCGTCCATTGTCGGAAGAGCAAAAGGAAAATCTACGACAGAAAAATTTAGGCAAAAAACAAAGCCCAGCATCCATTGCCAAAATGCTCGCTACCAAAGCAGCCAAAAAAGCAAAATTAATTTAAAACTAAATAATACACTATGCCAAGACTTTCCATGTATAGGCCTAATAGGACGGCCGACTATCGATTCTTTGACCGAACTATTTCAGAAATGTATCAGGTCGGGGGAACCGAGGTCTACCTACATAAATATCTAGGCCCGCAAACCAATGACAACACCGGCAACAACGATGCTACATTACCCAAATACGACACAACAAATCCGCTGTTTATTGAAGACCTGCTGCTGTTAGAAAATCGCGATAGAACCTACGATCCAGACATATACGTCATGCGTGGTGTGTATCGGCAACAAGATATTGATTTTGATCTCACCCAGTTTGGCCTGTTTTTAAACAACGATACACTTTTTATCACTTTCCATTACAATAACATGATAGACACCATGGGACGAAAACTCATGAGCGGTGATGTACTAGAGATGCCCAATCTCCGTGACTATAACCCGTTGGATAGTACCATACCCAGAGCATTACCCAAGTGGTATGTGATTCAAGATGCAAGTTTTGCCAGCGAAGGTTTTAGCCAAACTTGGTTACCACACTTGTGGCGAGTAAAAGCCACACCAATGGTGAATTCACAAGAATTTGATCAAATTACCAAACAACCGTTCGAACCCATTAACATTTGGGATCCGGGCAACTTTTATCCAGGTGGAGTCACAGTGCTCAACGGCGATACATATTACACATCAAAAGGCAACGTGCCTCCCGGTACAGATATCAACAATACACAATATTGGACACTGGTTGCTAATCCACAAACCATTGAGGACCGTCAAAGCACAAGGCCAAGAAACTTGGAGATCAATAATGCTATACTTGCTCAGGCCGAAGCTGAAGTACCACGATCAGGATTTGATGTTGTGAAGTTTTATATTGTTGCTACCAATCCTGATGGCACACCTGCCAATCCTGAATCTGCTACCTATACAGCAGACTATACCATTACTGATGCTAGCCGTACTGTGGCCAATGATGGTAACTCACCCAGAAGTGATGGATATACTGCTGGTTACTTGACCGGTGATGGAGTTGCACCCAACGGATTGCCTGTCACAGCTGGTGTAAATTTTCCGCCTAACCCTGTTGCTGGGCAGTTTGCATTACGTTTGGATTACTTTCCTAATCGACTGTTTCGTTTCAATGGATCAATCTGGGTCAAGATTGAAAGCAATGTACGAACCAACATCACACCGGGCGCTGTGAATGATACTTTACGCTCCGGCTTTGTTAACAATACATACACTGTGAACACAAAGGATCTTGGCAATATACCTAGTCGTCAGAGCTTGAGCGAAGCATTGATACCCGGTGCAGCCAATGGCGATCAAGGTGGTAATTTGCCACCCAATCCATATCCACCCACACAACCTTATCAAAAGAGCAGTTAACTATGAGTCAAATGTTTTTTAACGACGATCAAATTCGTCGATATTTGCTGCAATTCACTCGCATGTTCAGCTTGTTTGAAGTTGAATACGGGCGTAACGAACAAGGTACATCAGACTTGATTCGCGTGCCTATAAGGTATGGTGATGCCAGCAGACAAGCACAAACTATTTTAAATCAAAACTCGGCCAACAGCTTGAATGCCACTCCAATGATGACATTTCACATAACTGGGTTGACCTATGATAGAGAACGTATGCAGGAACCGTACCATGTAAACAAGATGTTTGTAAGGCAACGCACATGGGATCCTGGTACTGAAAGTTATGAAACCACACAAGGCAATGCATTTCAAATTGAAAGACTCATGCCTGTACCATACAAGCTCACTATAGACCTGGATATCTGGACCAGTAATACCAATCAGAAATTACAGTTGTTTGAACAGATTGCTACATTGTTTAATCCTGCGCTGGAAATACAAGCCACAGACAACTACATTGACTGGACCAGCCTTACTGTGTGCAACCTTGACAGTGTGAAATGGTCTAGCAAAACCATCCCTGTAGGAACAAATACAAATGAACCCTTGGATATAATGACCATGACGTTCAGCATGCCCATCTGGATTAGTTCTCCAGCCAAGGTCAAGAAACTGGGTGTGGTAGAACGTGTGATTGCCAGCATATTTGATGCACAAGGAGATATTGTTAATGCCTTAACCAACAATGATCTATTGCTAGGTACCAGGGTCAAGGTTACTCCGTGGAAATATCAAGTATTGCTACTGGATGGGCAATTACAAGTATTACAACCGCCACAGCCAGTGAATCCCAATCGTATCAGCTTGGCGCCGTTTACATTCCCCATAGTAGAAAGTCCACAGATCACTTGGCCTACTGTGATTGGTGCTTATGGTGTGTTGCGGCCAGGTATCAGTTACATCACATTAGATAATCCTTGGGCACCTGATAGCAGTATCATTGGTACCATTGCTGTTAATCCAGCAGATGATCGACTGTTGATTTACAATATCAATCCTGATACTGCACCACAAAATACATTGAGTCCGGTAGATGCTGTGATCAATCCACTGACCACTGCACCAGGAGATGGGTTAGATAGCAGTATGACCGGACAAAGATACTTGCTGAACGAAAGCACCGGTAGTGAATCTAATCCAAGCAATCCATTGGCCTGGAAAGGAACTGGAGGTCAGCCGTTGATTGCCAGTGCCAATGACATCATTGAATACAATGGCAGTCGCTGGGAGATTGTGTTTAACAGTAGAGATACTACAGATGTACAATATGTGATCAACTTGACCACTGGTATACAGTTTTACTGGGATGGCGTCAAGTGGGTCAAGAGCATTGATGGATTATATACAGGTGGTACATGGAATCTGGTATTGTAGAAGCTGTTGGAGTTTGGTTCTACTGCCCTAGCAGTACCCGGTATCTTTACTTGTTGCGTAATGATTCAAAATATCCTGACACATGGGGCCTGGTTGGCGGAAAAGTAGAACACGGCGAAACATTGATTGCTGCTGTTGAGCGCGAATGTACTGAGGAACTGGGATCTGTTCCTGACTATATGCAATTGATCCCTATTGAGAAATTCACTAGCCCGGACTTTGCATTTGAATACAACACCTTCTGGTGCAGAGTAAATTCAGAGTTCATCCCCACGTTAAATCATGAACATATAGGATATGCCTGGATTGAGACTGGACGCTGGCCAAGACCTTTGCATCCAGGATTGTGGAACACTGTAAACTTAGATACTATTCAGAAGAAAATAACATCTTTAGAACTTACCTGTATCAGGTAGGAAACATATAGTCTGTGGCAAACTTTATGTTGTCACCAAGATCCCGCAGTTTATCTCTTGTGGCTGCATCAACTAATGCAGGATGTACCCACCAATCTTCATAGCTATGCACTTTGTTGTAAGCAACATCGCTGACTATCAGTTCGTAACCTTTACTTTTGAGATATTCTCTGCTGGGATCTCTTACGTTTTGATTCCAATAGTAATCGTGTTCAAATGTTATCACAGCAAATCTATATCGATCAAACGGGATACGTTTTAAAATATCAAAAGAGATTTCTGGTGGTTCACAATCTACTTGCAAATAATCCATGTCTTTGCTAAATCTAAAGCCGGATAAAAACGCAGCATAATCAACTTTGGTTGCATCGGCACATAGCACATTGTTATTGCGCTTGGACAAGAAATCATCAACTTTGGTCTGCTCAATTTCTATGCTAAGACCTTTCCATCCAAACTTGGTTTCTAGCAAAGCTGTATTGTTGCCATAAAATGGTTCAGCACTACCAACTTCAAGATATTGGCCGTTGAGTTTACCACTTGTGGCTGCTAATACAAACAAGTCTTGATAACTTTGACTAAAGTTTTTTTCTATTGTTTCTACACCGGCAAATGACGACCTAATACGTGGTAACATTGAGGCATCATAATATGTATGCACATACAACGGAACAGTATCCGGAACCGTGTTCCATTTAACTTCCAAGTCCAATGGTATTTTAGGATGCCCACAATTTTTAAGATTGTTATTCACCGCAGTTGCATACATCGGTAACATTTTATAGTTGTCATGTAGGAATAGCATAATTTGGCGGCTTTGTTCTGTAAGACCAACCCACCAACTTGCCACACCCTTTTGAAACATCAATCCATAATATCCTGGATAGTGATCAGTTACTAATGATTTGCTGGCAAAGTCTGAATAAATTAATCCCAATGTGGCAATGGTATAACTTTCTTGCCACTCTGTACGCTTTTCATGTAACCGGCTGAGTAAGAAATATGCTTCGGGTCTAGATGGGATCAATGCAATGGATTTTAGCAATAATCCTTTCTCTGTGTCATCTCTTGTTTTTTGTTTCTCCAAGCAAAGGCAGCAACGCATCAATGCTTCGTATTGTTGAAGATCTGTGGTGCTGCGCTCTGCGGTGCGTAGATAGAAACTGATAGCTGCACCGGTTTGACCTATGCTTTCATATTCTTGCCCAAGAGCATAGTTAATCACTGGATCTTCAGAGTCTTCAATAAAGTTGGCTAGATTTTTCATATTAACGATGGAAGGTTATGATTTTTTCTTTGGGATCTGTAGCATTCTCACAGAAGTTACACAAGGCATAACAGGTTTGATCCTCTGGTATAACATCCTCATATGTTTGTGTGGCCAAATTTCCAATGATATGTTCTAATCCATAATCCATGCAGCATAAACTTACATCACCATTGGGCAATAGCACATTGTGATATAGTCCTTCAACACATCCACAAGTCTTTGATCCTGTGTGTGTGATAGCATTCCAGCGATCACGCAAGGTAACCAATTGTGGTTTGGCCACACTTTCTCTAATGAGATTGCCGGCTCTGCTCCACATTTCATAACTGGGTGCCCAATCAAATATGTGTCTAATGCTGGGATGAAGTTCTTTGCCCATACTCATCATAGAGAAGTTTTGTATTCGGTGTTTGTTGTCTCGTATCCACTCTAGGGTTTTGAGATATCCTGGGGTGATAGGATGTCTTGCCAGCATCTCAGCGTCAGGTAGATGCAATACAAATCCGCCATTGGGATTACCGGCAAATGGTATGTGTACAATTGCTTCCAGATCTTCAATACTGACACCAACTCCAGTGGTAAACACACTCACAGGATGTCCTTGATCATGTGCGTATACCACCATCTCAGTGCAGTATTTGTTCATCCAGGGTTCTGTAAATCCGGCAAACGTAATACGAACGTCTGTGGGTACTTTATCAATCATGGTCTTAAATGCATCCAAGGTCAAGATTCGAGTACCTTTGTAAACTTCTTCCAATGTACGTTGTGGACAGAACACGCAGTCAACCACACAGCCTTTTTCAGGAATGATTGTGGTGATCTCAAGGGTAGGTGCTGGGTAGTTTTGCCACTTTTGTTTGACTGGTGCAGCAACTGGATTGTCGATATAGATCATCACTGCAATGTAACGATCTATAAACCAATCATCCCACAGGCCCCATTTGATATCCACATAGTCAAGACTAAGAACTTGAAAATTAGTAAACTCTTTTAAGTAAGTGTCTCTAAACTTGCGAAACTTGGCTTTAAGGTCAGGAGTTGTAAGATGAACCTCCATGGCCATCTTGCGCACATTGGTCATGATCCAGTCATGATTTTCATCATTGAAAATATCGTATTCGCCACCTTCGCAATCCATTTTGAGAAAATCAATATGTGTGAGTTTCTGCTCTGCTACCATGGTGCTGAATTTTATAGTGTCTAGTATTACTCCATCTGTTCCGTTGCTGTGATTTTTTTTGTTCTCATCGTACATTCCACACAGATAGTACATGCCGTCGGAATGCCCCAACGCTTTGTTTATATTTGTAACGTCTAGTCCTGTATGGCTGTTATTTTTTACCAGAGTAGGGTATAGATCTTTTTGTGGCTCGAGACAAATTACTCGACTGGGTTGTTTAGCTGCAATGCTCCAGACAAACGGTCCAGCACTGGCACCTATATCAACAACCACATCTCCGGGTGCAACTTCAAAGAAACGTTGGTAAGCATTATCAACAAATATTTCGTTTGTAACTGTTTTGTGGAACCAATGGTTATTGGCCAGCACGCCCCAATCAAAATCATGTGATTTACCATTGTGTGTAATAGTAGGTACAATTGAGTTGGTTTGATTAGCTTGAGCAATAAACTCATCCACGCATGTTTGTGGTATCTTCAAGATGAATGCACAGTTGTCCTGGAATCCAAACGTTACCAACAAATGATCTTTGTGCCAGGCTGCGCCACAGCAGAATTCAATGTCAGCGTTCATGAAACTAAATGCATCGGTGTAGGCCAGCAATTTCCAGTTGCGATCCCACATTATAAATCGATGTCTATATGTGGCATCTTTTTTCCCAGCTGGACTGCTGAACAAGCTGGTCTCATGCACAATAGCCAGGTAGTTATTGCCATAGGGTATTACTTGACTGCCGCCACGGAAGTCAGGCACACCGGGTATGCGATTTCCTTTATCAACAAATACAGTATGTGTTTGTCCAGTATTGATATCATACTTTACCACTTCTGTTGGGTTGGTCCACTTTACATAGGTATATGGTTGATCCAGTACTGGCATCCAATTCTTTTCGCAATAACTGGTATTGTCGCCCAGAGCAGGTATACGTTTTCGTTGTAGCTCTAGTACCTGTTCAGTATTAACACTGATTTCGGACAGTTCCATACGGCCTTCGCCGTGGGTGGTGGTGTCTCGACGCACACCGGTTAACCATAACTTTTCATCCCACCGCAGCAATCGTGCATCTTCCAAGCCTACAAATTCCCATATGGGTGTTTGATCGCAGTTAGAAGTGTCTACACTTATTACCTTGTTGATGGTGAGATCAGGATTCATTATGCACATGTAATTCCAGGTGCGTAAATGTATATCGTTTTCGGGGTGTAGATATTGCAGTGGACCGTATCTGTGTTCAAACTTTTTGTGTTCACTATGCCATAATGTGTAGTTCACATGGCGTAGATTTACCAAAATAGTTTGCCCATCTATATAAATTGATGGGTTCATTAGCCCAGTGCCCGAAGTAAGTTCGGCTGGGATGATCAACGGATGTATGCTACCGCCTGCGGCAATTACGGGTTTGGCTAACCCATCTTTATAAATGTGTTGAGATAATGTAGTCACACATACATTTATGCCGACACAATTCATGTGTAATTAAATTTAATCAACTACGGATATCACAGTCTACCCACAACAACTTCAATCACACCAACACCGTTTCCACTGTGTGATTGCAGGGCTTTGCCAATGATCACACCAGGTTGGTACTTGGCCATATCTAATGCTTCGGCTACCCCTGCTCGATTGCTGGTTACTACTCGATCACCAGCTGTGATATTACCAATCACACTAACTGGTACACGCCCGGCCAGCGCCACTGCCACGGTGAATTCACCTTGCAATCCAGAATTCATTGTGTGTGCAGGATTGGTAGATACCACACCAGCAACTCTATAATCATGGCTTTTGGAGTTAATAGTAACTTCTTGACTGCCACCAAATATCATCACAGTGCCCGGGGTGTATTCTGCATCTGTGGTATACATCTCAGCCAAGTCAGCGTACAGTGCTGTGGTTGCTTTGGCATGGACAGTGTTGAAATAGTTACTGGCATTACCAATATTAGCTGTATTATTAGATGCACTGGTCTGTATATTACCTGCAACAACTAGTACAGCACCTGGTGCTGTTGCAGTTCCACCCAACGTTAAAACATTTGCAGCAGCATTGAATACAAATCCAGGAGTGTTGATGTTGGCAACTTGTCCACTACCAGCAGCGCCCACCATCACAGGATACAATGCTGTTGTTGTAATATTATTGGTAGCAGTAATGGTTGTGCCAGGACCGGTTACACCTTGTGCACCTTGACTACCAGTTGTGCCTTGTGTAGCAGTACCGGTTGTGCCTTGTGCGGCTTGAACACCTTGTGCACCTTGACTACCAGTTGTGCCTTGTGTAGC